CCCTTTGCTCTTTTGAGAATAAAGAACCTTTGCTTTAGAAATGGCTAGCTTTTCTTTTTGTAGGAATTCAATAAATTGTTCACGTGTTAGTGTATGTTCTTTACCATTAACCAATTTAATTATAACTTCATCCTTTTCTTTATCGGATGAAATTACTTTGCCTATTTTTGTTTCAGGAGAAAGATTCAATGTAATAATACAATTCGGATATAGACTGTCCGCGTCAAATGTAATAACACTTTCCTTTAATCCGGGTTCAATTTCTTTTACGAAACCACCGGAATAGTTTCCCATATCATCATGCTCAAACGTACACAATATTTGATTACGTTTTAAAGATTGGGCTGCAATTGCGCCAGCGACTACCATTACTTTTCCAAGGGTAGCTTCTATATTACAATATCCCTTATGCGAAATAATTCGCATGGTTTTAAGGAATCTCAATTTATTTTCAAGCTTAACTAGAATATTAACATCTTGAATATTATATTCTACAAATTGATTCCATGAATTTTCAGATAATTTAGCTAAGCTTGTTGTGTTTACTTTTGTCTTTCCACCAACACCCTCAACTTTTCCAATATAATCCAAATTATATGATTCACGTTTATCTCTTGAGAATGTTTGATATATTTCCATATAGTCAATAACATTCATACCGTGAATAATCCATCGTCCAATAGTTTTACCATATTTTTGAGCTATATCTTCTTTATAGAAAATAGAATTAACAGGGGAAAGACTTTTTGCAACATCTTCTCCTAATATATGCGTAATACGATTGATGATATATGGTATGTCAAATCCATCAGAGTTCCATCCAGAAACAACATCAGGATAATCGCTAGTCCAAAGATCTATAAATTTTTTTAAAAGATCGACCTCATTTGAACACTGATGATATATAACATCATTTTGTGTTGGTGTATATGGCTTGGTTCCGAACGTATGGAATTTTTTACTTAACGAATCATATACAGTAATCAAGTTGATTGGGTGTTTGGCTTCTTCTGCTTTAGGAAATTCGTTTGGTGCATATACCTCAATGTCAAGTAAACACACTTTTATATGATTTTCTGAAAATTCAGGAGCGTCATTTAATCCCATATACGTTTCAAGAAGAAACTGTTGTTCTGCTTTGAGATTAAAAAATAGTCGCTTAACACCACATTCTTTTACATAACGACGACGTTCGAATTGGCTTGGAAAAACTAATTTTTTGAGATTGGTGCCAAAGATAGAAATAGCATCAGATTTGTTTGTAGATTCTACATAAAGATAAGGACTGAAAGGTTCTATTTTTTCAATACGATTGCCCTTATCATCCCACGTCCATAAATGAACACACCGTTTTCTTGCATTATACCAGACAGACCGATAGCCAAATTTATTCATATTAGTATATTACCTAATATAATGAAAATTTTCAACCTCATTATATGATAAGTGTTTCGCGACACTGTTCTATATATCCTGGTTCAAATTCAATAAAATTAACGTCTTTCATATTTAAACAGAATACACTATGTGTTGCGAGAATGATTTGCAAATCTGCAAATTGTGGAAGAATTTGTGTAAACAACTTCTTTTGAAGTGCGAGACTGAGTGCTCTTTCAGGTTCGTCAAGTAAAATAGTTTGAGGACCTATGTGGGGAAGACTCTTCCAATATTCCATTTCTTTTCTACATGAATCATAATCGTAACCTGAAGGAATATCTTCGAGATTAAGAATAGGAACACTACGTATCATATTAAATACTTTGTTTACTTTTTTGATACGGTATTGGCCAGACGATGGCTTTTCCGCGAGTAGTTCCATTTGTTCTGCCTCGCCGGTAATACCATCATCTGATTTTTTTTCGTTCATATAGAAGAATGTATCGTTTACTTTTATATCGCCATCGTTAAAGAAGGTAGGCGTTCCATCCCAGTCAACATCTGCCATACATCTTGAGGGGGTAAGACCCCAATATGCTATTGGAAATTTATTAGAAGCTAGACGCATAGGATCATTGAAAAATGTCCAGCCTCCACCTTCAATTCCACAATAAGCTTTTAGAGTGTTAAGGATAGTACTTTTACCGCAACCGTTTGGCCCATAAAGAATGTTAATGCCGTTCTTAAATTCGAAACGTTTATTTCCAACCCAATCGATATTTAACGGATATCCGCTTTTAAATTGTATATGTGTTATCATAGAGGATTCAATCTCAATAATTTAGTTCTTTCTTTATCACCAATTTTTGTATAATATAATTCTGCAAATTCGTCTAAATGATCATCAAGCCACATCGTATCTGCATATTTTCTTGATTTCTTTGACATTTTCATATAAGTGTTTTCATCTTTCGTTAAAGCTTTAAGTTGATCTATTAATTCAGGACCTGTTGTAAATCTAATAGGAGCGTCTTTATATGTAACTATGTCCTGAAACACTCCAGGGATACCACAACAAGCGGCTTCGAGATATTTAATGTTTGATTTGGCACGATTAAATGTATTATCTTGGAGAGGAGCAATTACTGCTTGCACGTTGGTAGTAGTATAAGCTTTCCAAAGGTCTAGCAATGGAAACCATTGGACGAACTCCATTTCACCCCTATCGATAAAGGGCTTGCATGCTAAAGGATAGCATCCAACGAAAACCCATTGAATGTCCTTACGTGAAGATATAATACTGTCAACTGTATGGGCAAAATCGTCCTTTTGATTAGTTTTGTTCATTACATCGATATGAGTTCCTGAACCTATATATGCGACTCTTGGTTTCTTTTTATTATCTTGGAAGTTTTTCAATATCTTTTTCGGATCGTAGTGATTGTCTAACCACATCCTTGCGGGATAGTTTGGGATTACTGTAATATTTTTATTACCTGTTTTATTTATATAATAGTCTTTCATGTATTGACAGGTAACGCTAATTTCATTCGACATACCCATCATTTCAAGACAGCTATTCATAATTTCATCACTTTCAAAGGCAACTTTACACCTATTATAATCTGGTATATCATCTTTTATGATAATATCATCAATTTCGTATATGATTTTGAAATTATGAAAATCCGCCCCCTGTTTTAAAAACTTGAGAAATTCTAATTGTACTGGAGTTGCTTGACGTTGTAAACGAACAGCCTTAATGCCTGCATAAAAGCGAGGATCAAGAACCATTGTTGTAAGTCCACTAATCACCGCTTTATTATTAATGTTTAAAAGCATTTCAGGTGCAATCATCCTCCACCACCCGCAACCAGCATAGTCTGCATAGTAATTTACAGCTCGGGAGAGTCCCTGGCCTGGCATTTCTAGTGGAGGTGCTTCTTTAGCAGCTATAATAGGTAATGCACCGTATACGGGTGGTGGAAGACCGACGGGTCTTCCTAATACACTTCCAATATTGTTTATTTTAACTGATTGGTATTGCTGTGCTGGTTGAAATGGATTCATATGGTTTTCTTCTAGTGATATCGTTTTCTTTTACAAGATATATTATTTCACCAGTAGCATGCTTTGCAGCTTCACCTTTGTGACTGATGACATAAATAGCTTCTCCATGTTTTAAAGACCTTTCTTTAAGTATGTTTAGTGCACCTTCTATTCCTACTGCGTCTAATGCAGTATCGAGCAATTCGTCATATATTCCCATATTGACAGATATACCCGATTGATTGCGTCTAATATCCATAAATGTAAATAGCATAGCTAAATCAATACGTTTACGTTCTCCGCCAGAGAAATTAAAATACGAACATTCACGACCTCTGTTATTTACAATAGTTTCATCAAAGTATTCATTGAATTTGCAAGTACATGGTGCATCGAGTTGTTTCAAATAATAATTTAGGCGACCGTTAAGCATTTTCAACATTTTCTTCACAATACGATTTTTAACACCTTCATCAGATACTATAAATTTATCAGTTTCAAGACGTATTAATTTTTTATTATATGTATCGATAGCGTTTACCAAAATAACACGACGTGCGGTTAATTCAGATATAATATTTGTATATGTATCTGTTTCCTTTTTAGCCTTTTCAATGTCGTTTTCTACTTGTGTTAACCATTTCTTTTGTTGTGATAATTCTGATTGAATATTCTTTATCATATTTTCGGATGTTTCAATGGTGTGTAATTGTTGTTCACACTGTTCTCTTAAATCTTCTAAATGGTTTCTAGACGGCAGTATTGCGCGTTCGGCTTCTGTTGAATCTTTAATAATTTCATCACAAACTGCTATCTCTTTTTCATATTGCTGAATCAGCTTCTTCTTTTCTTCTTTATTTGATTCGGAAAATGGTTGTTTGCAATATGCGCATACTCCGTCAGATAATCTTTCCAATTCTTTAATTTTTGTTTTAAGAGATAATACCGTCGATTGGTTGATTGTAATAGTTTTGATATACTCTTTTGATAAATCTTCTAGTTCTCTGTCTCTCTGTTTATATGATAATATTTTTTTGCGTATATCATCTTTATTTTCACCATTTGAAACAGATATTTTTGATTCTGCTTCTTTTAATTTGTTTTCTATAATAACGATTTCTTCTTGAGCAGATGCTTTGCGGCCTTCCAGATCATTAATTCTGACTCTTCTTCTCTCTTCTTGTTCTTGTTGTTGCTTCCTGTGAAGCTGGAGATTCATATCAAGATCTGATAATCTTTCTGTTTCTGCGTCATATAATTTTTTAGTTTCGTTATAATCATCACGAATATATTTTGTCATACGACCGAATATCTCAATCGTATACATATCTTCAATAAACTTTCTCTTGACTGCTGGTGTTTTAGAAAGAAAAGGTTCAGTTTCATTTAGGCACATTATAACACTCTGTTCGAATATTTCAGGTGTAGTACCTAATATATCATACATTTCTTCTTTTGTTTTGCCGATTGTACGTGAAACATCTTCTCCGTTTTTGAGTAATTGTACTCTAGAAGGATTAAGAGACCTAAGCGATACATATTCACTTACTTTTCCATCATCTATAACATCAAAAGAGATAGTTACACTACATTCTTTTTTATTAACCCAGTTTGTAATGTCTTCCTTTTTAAGAGGTCTGAGTGTTGAACCGAAAATACCAAAAAATATAGCATCAGCAATGGTAGATTTGCCAACACCATTTTTACTATCCGTCTTATCGAGGTTTATTCCAGTTATAATATGTATCCCTGGAATAAAATTAATTTCAACGGGTTCGTCACCGATTGATAAGAAATTTTTTATAAATACTCGTTTAAATACAACTTCTTTCATTTTAAGGATTGTAAAAGCTCTGTATATTCTTCAGGTGTAATTTTGTCTTTAATTCTTTTTAAAACGGGAATATTATTTTCGAATGTTTGTAGAGCTATTTCATAACACATAGGAAAGAAATGTTCTTTATGCCATTGGCTTACTGCATGTTCATTTTCAGCTTTTTTAATAAAAACATCGACCGTTTGTTTTTTGTTTAGTTTAGTACAAGTTTTTATAAATTCATACATTCCGTTTGATAGTCGTATTGCATCATTTTCTTGATGTTTCTTCCACCAATCTATAAGTTTTTGATTTTGGCATAAAGATGAACTAACTGTATTGCCGTTTTTTAGTTTAGAATCTAAAATTCGTTCATCAGCAGTTATACCCATTACATAACACAGCATTTGTGTTAGCTCATCGATTTCCTTTTTAAACTTCGGATTATCTCGATATTCAATTCTTACTTCAGGCTCTCTAAAATCATCACCACATCCACTACAAGGCATATTAAACTCCTTTTATTGTTGATATTGATATTCTTAAATTTTGCAAACTATCATCTGAATGTTCAAATGCTTCTTTAATATCTATAATTTCAGATAAAATCATAACTATTGTATTATTTAAATTATTAATATCAGTTTCTATACGTTCTAATCGTCTTTCGATTGATGTTTTTATAACTTCTTCTTTTTTATCATGTTTTTCTATATTCATATACTTACAATCTCACAACTTCCACCCGAACACGCAACTTCTTTTTGCAGTTCAGTAACATCATCTTCCTCAACCATCTTTGTATATTCTACCCGCTTCCAATTATTTTGCAACTGGGTAAATGCATTTTCATCATCAGGAGTTGTTACTGCTTCGTTGGGTGCTTGTTTGTAAATTTTATCACCGACTTTCGGAATAAACGAAATCGCGGTAAAGTATTCGCGATGTTCGTAAATAAATTTGACAACATCACCCCATTCCGGTTCATCTACAATAATAGTGCATGAAACGTTATGATGGATTTTCTTTTGGTTTGCTTTTGTTTCGCCGTTTAGAACCCAATATTTTTGCGTGCTAAGAATAAGTTTAAGATGATCTATCGCTGTCAGATCTTCTTTAATTATGGCCTGATTGGAAACGATTAAAGGAAACGTGACAATATCGTCTGTGTTTGTTGCACTCCATGCACTCGGTTCAACAGCATGTGGGTT